GTGAGTGACGGAACGCTAGCGGCGTGGGTTGGTGCTGGAAATAACGGTTTTGTGCGGACGTGGTATGACCAAAGTGGAGCCAATAGGCACGCAAACCAAACCGCATTAAATAATCAGCCAGTAGTTGTGACAGCAGGATCTCTTGTGTTGGACAATCAAAAGCCTGCTGTTTCTTTTAATGGCACAACAGCTTTTCTCAGTATGACATCTTCTGTTATTACAGCGCAGCCTTTTTCTACATATACTGTGTACAAAGCCCTTGCTTCCTCATCGGCTGCATTTGGCCAACAAGGCGCAAACGCAAGCACGGGTTCAACAGCGGGACGCAGAAACAATGACCAATATATTATTTATGCTGGATCAGCCTTGGCTACTGGTGTACATGGTTCCGACCAAAAGATTGCTTGCAGTCTATTTAATGGAGGATATTCGCAAGGTTTTTGGAATGGAGTTCAACTTGTTAGCGGAAATGCTGGTACAAACGCAAACATTGATAGAATTAGCGGAAACTCCAATACTGAATTCCATAACGGAACAATACAGGAGATAATTATTTATCCGACCAATAACTTTGTGTCTCGTGTTGCTATCGAAGAGAATCTTAATGGCTTTTATTCTGTCTTCTAACCCGCCCTCGTAGTGTCCCCGACTAGCATGTAGCCATGGCATTCACTGAAGACCTAACCGTATTCCTCGACACCGCTGAGTTTGCGGTGCCGCCTCCTAGATGCCCGCGTCACCACACTTATGTCCGACATTGGAGCAGCAATACCTTAACCCGCCCTCGTATTTAGCGTGTGGCCCTAACAGGCTGCACCCATTTTTTTACCTTTAACACTTTTACTTTAGAACAATGATCGCACTTATCCGTCCTATTCTTTTTTCCTTTCTTAACAGCGAGAAAGTAAAGCGCCTTATTGTTGATCTACTCCGTAAACTTGCTGAGCAATCTGATAACACTGTTGACGACCAAGCTGTTGATTTCATCGAGCGTGGTCTCTTTGGTGGCTAATGGACTTAGGTGAGCCACCGGTATTCCCGTCTATAAGGCTCCCTGAGCCCCTTCAATTACCTGTTCCGGTACTGGAGGTACCAAGGGCTGATTTGCCCTCTTACAAGCCGCTTGTGGTGCCTCCTAGCGACCTTAGACCACCACCGGGGATTGAGTCAGAACAAAAGGATGAACCTCCTAAACAAATATTACCACCTGCTCCACCAATACCTATACCACAAATACCTCAACCTGAGGTAACTACAGTAGATATACCTGGTACTGATATTGAAGTACCTGTACCTAGTGGAGAGATATTGGTTACAGCTGCTACAACAGCTTTTGTTTCAGTTGCTGCCACCTTAACCGCTACTTCTCTGTTTAAACATTGTGTATCTTTATTTAAACCAGTATTTAAACAGGCATGGAACAAGATCACAAAAAAGACGGACTCATAAAATTTATTGTCCTTGTTTGGTCCGCTGGACTCCTCACGGCATCATACGCAGGATGGATGAGTAAGATGGATCCTACTTATGTCGCTTCAATTTTAAGTGGCACTTTAGCAACATTTTCAATCACTCGTGAAAAGAACAAATGAAAAAACTTCTTTTATGTTTGCTATTTGCAGCACCTGTATCGGCTCAATCCGTTACACCTAATTTTACACAAGGTAGTATGCAATCTACCTCGACCACTACTATTGATATTGACCGTACTATTGCAACTAAAGTGTACGGAGGAGATTATAAATCATGGTCTGGAACCAACGTAACACCCAGTGGTTCAATCGAAGACGCATCTACAACTTTCTCAGTAACCACTGCTGGAGATCCATTTCAACTAGAGCTTATAAACAGGGTGGCAGGAGTTGTCGAAATAAACGACATCAGCGAAACTATCCAACAAGTTACCTCTACTACTTCCTTGTCAGTCTTCTCGCAATAAGTCCAGCTTACGCAGAAGACCCAAAGGTACAGAACACTTCATCACCTGTAGCTGCTGCTACGGGTAATGTAACCAATCAAGCTGTACAATTTCAAAACAACGGTGCACCTTCAAGACAATACTTTACTAATGGTAACTCTTGTAATGGTACAACAATGACAGTCCAACCATTTTATATGGGTGGTGACGTACATACTGATACTTATCAACGTACTAGCAATTTTGGGTTACAGGTTGGTTTTTCTGTACCTTTAGATGGTGGTATGGTTGAAACTTGTAAACAAATTGCACGTCGTCATGAACAAAAGATGCGTCTAGATTATGAACTAGTTCGAGCATTAAAGTGCACAGAAATTATGAAGGCTGGTTTTACATTCCGACCTGGTAGTCGAGTAGAAGTGTTGTGCCACGATATTGTTCCTATTGTCGCCATTAAAAATGATTGAAGCAGTAGTATCTGCTACCGTAGCTGCATTAGCAGCAGGCGCAGCACTTACAAATAGACTACACAACAGAATAACAGAATTA